GTTAGGAATCCTAGGTTCCGTCTGTGATGATCGCACCGGCAGTGCCGTCACCAACAGCCGCACCAAGCATGACGCTGATGTTCATGTAGCGTGTGCGAGTTCCAAGATCAGTGAAGCTTGAAAGGTAAGCGGTCAAACCTCCAGGAAGCTCGACTGCCTCGTAAAGGGAGAGCAAATCTTGGATTTCATCGTCCATGATTGGCTCCCCGGAAGCGATCGCAAGAGCATCTTGGGATCCAACGAAGCCGATTGTATCGTCCTCCGCACCGTCCCACCGGTTATTGACCCCGATTGAATCAAATCCGTAAGCACCGGCTTGACCAGGAAGGAAGGAATCGGCGTTTGTTGGAAGAAGCTTAGAATAATAAGCTCCGTCGAGGATCAGGTGTCGAGTTGGGAAATCTTTAGTCCCAGCCCAAACAGTCTGAAGGTCGCTAGCGTCGAACGCCGCAGCGGTTGAATCCAGAACAGCGGCCCCATAGTTGGCAACCGTGATTGGCGCAAAGATAGCGTCCCGGCAAGCGGTTCCGATCACCTGAAGATTCTTGCGAAGGAGTGAACGCAAACGATGCCCGTTATTAAGCTCGGCTTGTGTGACCTTGAAAGAGATTGAATGTTGGTTGACTGTGACCGCACGAGCGATTTTCGTCGAGTCGCTGTTTGAGGTGTAGCTGGAAGGGTTCGTCTGACTGGTTGCCCCAGCAGAACAAACTTCAACCTGGACGGTACTGCCGGGAGCTACGGGCGACAAAGCGACGTCTAGTGAAAAGTTCTCAAGCATTCCCAGGACTGGCCCGAGAGTGGTAATTGATTCTTCAGCGAGTGTATCCACTGCTAAAGCTGCTGCAAATGAGTTTGCCATAATTTTAAATAGTTAAGTTTTTTTTGGTTTTAGTTTTTTCGCCCATTACTCCGATTGGAGTCTTTCGATTTCTTTGCGGTTTTTTGCAAAGAATTCTCTTCGTTCCTTACCAGGTTGCATTCCTAGGTAAGTCTCGAGGGCGTTCCCGATTTTGTTCTGGTTAGGAGCCGGAAGGTCGCTTGCTTCTGCAAAGTCAAAACCGCATTCAATGAGGCGGGATTCGACCGTAAGCGCGCAGCTTTCCATTTCTCTGTTTTGATCCCGTAAAATATCCATTTCTTCTTGGATTTTTTCGAGTTCACTCACCCTGCCGGAAAGTTCCGCCTCGAGTTTGTCAGCACGAGCAAGAGCAGCTTTAGCGCTCGATTCCTCGTGGTTGTCGGCGCTGCTATCCTCTCCAGATAGAGCGGCCAAAATTCTGCCCCAAGTGCTAAGTTCTTTTTTAGCACTAATTTCGGTTTGTAATTCTTTCTCAATTTCCTCCTGGTCGGCCTCGGCCGATTCCTGGTCGTCGGATTCTTCGGCCTGGTCTTCCTCGAGTAAGTCCTCAATTTCTTCGACCTGGGTTTCCTCCTCGGCGGGCTCTTCGGCCTGAAGCTCAAGCACAGCCGCCGGGACGTTTTCAAATTTAGCAACGAGCGTATCAAGGTCGGCACAAGCGGCCGCCTTGACTGGCTCGAGCACGCGAGTTGCAAATCCATGCTCGACCGCGTCAGCTCCATTCATCCAAGTCTCGGCCGCCATCATCTCGGCAATCTCTTCTCGGTCTTTCCCGGTGGCGTTGGCATAAAAATCAGTGACGTCGTCCTGGAGCTTTCTCATCAGAGCCGCCATGCTTTCCAGCTCCTCGGCTTCCCCGAAGGCTCCGCCGCTTACGTTGTGGATCATCACATAAGCATTTTGTGGAACTTGAATTTCGTCGGCTGAAAGCAGCACAACTGACCCCATAGATGCTGCAAGGCCCTCTACGGTCGCAACCACGTGAGCCGGGTGGTTTTTGATTCCGTTCGCAATGGCCCAGCCATCAAGGACGGAACCGCCAGGTGAATGAATTCGCAAATCTATCGAATCAACGTCTCCCAGGTCTTTCAGCTCGCGGAGAAACTCAGAACCGGAAACATCCCAGCCCCCGATTGGCCCCATAATGTCGACCCGTGCAACGCGGCCCCCTTCGTTCCGGGGCTCGAGGTCCGCGGAGTTGCTGATATTGAACCAAGATTCTTTTGCCATAAAAAGAGCCAATGGCGTCAACTAGTCCACTAAACCAGCCGCGGCACGTTGTTCGTTGATGAATTGTTTTTCCCTGGCAACCTTTGCCTCCTCCGTTTTCCAGTCTTTCCCCTGGCGAGCCCACCATTCCTCGCGAGTCATTAACCCTTGATCGAGGAGAGCTAGGTCAAGCTTCCCGTCCCGTCCGCGGTCAATCGTCAAATCGGCTTGAGGAACCCAAGACGTTTTCCACCAAGTATCTTTGAGCTCTGGCGGAATCATTAGGTTGCCCCGCTTCGATTCTTTGGCGGCAAAATACATCCAAATTTTTTGGCAATCGCGTCTCCCGCGTTCTTGCTCATCAGCGACAAACCGACGGGTTTCCGCCATTACAAAACGCATACCGGGACCCCCCATTTTTGACGCATCCCAGAGGATTTCAGG